TTACCAGTATCTTTGGTAAATGATTGTGCTACCGAATCTGCTATTGCACCTGGATTTTTTAATATTTCCGTTGATAAATCATCCATTCTTATGTTGTCCTTTAATTTTAAGTAATCAATGTTTTTAACAATACCCTGTATTGCTTTGTCATCTACAGTTGTAGTTTCTAAAGCCGTTACTTTTTTTTGCAAGGAACTAACTGTGTTTTTTAAACTTGTCAAATCACTTTTAGAAGCTGCGTTTCCACTTGCACCCATATTAATATTAACCTAATAAAATTAATTTTTTCAAAATGTCAAAAATTTCTACCCAAATTATTTATCTTTGTCCCCATGTATTAGCCCCATGAATTAGCCGCATATGGAGTATTTTCAAATTGAAATCTCTTATATGCATTCCCCCAATTACAATCTCTATCACCACTACCACTATCAAGACATCCCTTCTTACCAGATTTAATTTGGTACATTTTATCAACACGTACCATATTATTATCAAGTGTCCAATAAAAATCATCAGCTAATTTAACTATATTTTTTCCATTAATCTGAGGATCTCTAACATGAAATGTTTTGTTTTTGTCTACACTTAAATACCAATCATTTACATCACCTCTATGAAAATGTAAATTACCACTGTCAGAATGTTGTTGTAAAAACCAATCACCTATTTGTATTTTTTGTACTTTTATATTTGGTGTCTCTAAAATATTTACATCTTGTGGCATTTTACATACACCCCCATCTGCACACCACAATGTATACTTTGTATCGTACAATGCCGTTTTTACTGTTGATGAACTCGATGCTAAATTACCTGTTTCTCCCTTGAGACCTTGTAAAGCAAGTCTGTACTTACCACTTGCATCTGTAAGTGTCTCAGCCAATGTTTTTGCAAAAGTTTGATTATCAGCTAATGCTGTTGCTATAGGTGCTATTTTACCAGCATCTTTGGTAAATGATTGTGCTACTGAATCTGCTATTGCACCTGGATTTTTTAACACTTCTGTTGATAACTCATCCATTCTTAATTCATTTCTCAACTTTTGATAATCAATGTTTTTAACAAGATCTTTTATTGCTTTGTCATCAATAGATGTTGTTTCCAAACTCTTTACTTTTGTTTGCAAGGAAGCAACTGTGTTTTTTAAACTTGTCAAATCACTTTTGGAAGCTGCATTAGAACCAGCACCCATCTATTATTATAATAATAGAATAAAATAATTTTTTTAAAAAGTCAAAATTAACAACTTTCAAAAATTTGTCAAAACGTCAAAATTATCAAAAACTGGCAAAAATTTTGTTAAAAAAATTGTCAAAAAGTCAAAAACTTGCAAAAATTTGTTAAAAAATTGTCAAAACGTCAAAAACTGACAAAAATTTGTCAAAAAATTTGTTAAAAAATTGTCAAAACGTCAAAAACTGACAAAAATTTGTCAAAAAAATTGTCAAAACGTCAAAATTATCAAAAACTGGCAAAAATTTGTCAAAAAAATTGTCAAAATGTCAAAATTATCAAAAAACTTTCAAAAATTTCTCAAAAAACTGTCAAAAATTTTACGATTGAAAAACACGTTTTTTGAGATATGCATTTTATGGTTTCATTTTAGTCTTTTTTATACGTTTTTAAAAAATGATATTTTTTTAGGTATTTTTATTTTACTTTTTTACTTATTTTATGGTTTCATTTTTTAATGTTACCTGTGTTACCTCTACGTTACCTCTATGTTACCTGTATTATGGTCTTGTTACCTGTGTTACCTCTATTTTTGGAAAGTTTTTGAGAAAATTTAGTAATAAATAAAATCTATAGAAAAAGGTTGAAATTACAGGTAACACAGGTAACAAGACCATAATACAGGTAACATAGAGGTAACGTAGAGGTAACACAGGTAACATCGTTTAAATTATCATATAAAAAATTAAAATGATAATTTTTTTATTTACTCGTCACGGATTCTGAAATCTTTCCATCCCTTGTAACTTTTATCACCTATTCTAACTGTAGAATATTCCCATTGTACACGTTTGTCTTTAAATCTTTCTTTTATCCATTTCTCAATTTCCTTTTTATATTTACTTAATTCCTTAGTAAATACCTTTGTTTTACCCAAATATAACATACAAACGTCTTTTGTTTGCAAAAGACTATTTTCTTTATACTCAATATTTTCTTCCAACCAATTATAAAAATCATTGTTTTCTTGACGATATTCATTAGTTTTGACTTGTACTTCAACTGGCTCTTTGACATCTCTGAAGTAATAGTCTAATAATATCTTTATAAATGTTTGTCTCCACGTAGTGTCTTCTCGCATTCTTGAAGGAAGGGTTCTATCTATTTTATATTCATTTGATTCTTTGGGATCATCAACAAATCTTGATGGAAAATCAATTACTCGAATACGTCTCCATAATGCCGTATCTTCTCCTTTAATTTCAGGCAATTCATTACAAGCTAAAAATAACTTGGCCTCCATTACAAAACTAACAGCCTCTTGATACAATCCTCTTGCAACAACTTCTTCACTACCAGTTAATTCTTTTAATAAACCAATGTTTATCTTTTCTCCATCCTCAGGTTCACTAAGAAAAGCAAAACGTTTATACATTAATTTGATTTTTTCAGTATTTGCCTCATTTGCATTATTACGCTTACGTGTCAATAATGTAACCTCCACCTTTTCACCAAAATCACCCATAGCTAATTTCATTAAGTTGAGTAATTGACTTTTACCATTTGCACCAGAATCTCCTATAAACATTAAAAAATGAGTATTAGGTATATCACCATTTAAACATTCACTCATTTTTTTTAAAACATAATCTCTTACACCAAGATTCGGTAAAACTTGTTCCAAAAACGTATATACTTCTTTATTATTACTTGTTTCATCAAAATCATAATTTACAGTTAAATTTATATAATCTTCCTTTCTAGTTTTACGAAATTTACATTCTAATAAATCAAAAACTCCATTTGAAAAAGGTACTAAATGCTTTTTACTATTCAAATTTGTAATAAACGTTTCATCATTATAATACATCTTTGCACCTTTTATAATTTCTTCTTCAAAACCTGGCTTATATATCTTGTTTGTTAAACTTTTAATATTTTTTACAAGATTATTACTAGTATCACCACCTTGTTTTTCATAATGTGAACGAATAGTATTAAAATTATTAGACAACTTTACAATACGCTTACGTAATTCTAATGATTCTCTATCCGAACGCCATATTGACCCATTAAAATAATACCACATTCCATTTGTATATTTAAAATCTATCTCTATTTTGTGAAGTAACTCACTTAATTTTATAACCTTATGACCATCCAACACTTGATTATACAATTTCGTCAATTCTTTATTTTTAAAAATAGAATTGTCTAATTGTACATCACAACTAAACTCTTCCTCACCATTATAATAATTATTTTGAATATTTATATTAACCGTACCAGTATTAACTAATTGATTATAGTTTAAAAAAAAATTGTTCAAATGCTTATATTTATCAGCTATTGGAATAAGAGTATTTTTTGGAAATATACTTTTACATACTTTACACTTTAAACAATACCCATTATCACTAACTTGATGTTCAACGTGACATTCAGGACATTTTCCACTCATTTTCATCAATGAATTTTGACTAACATCACCCCTAAATACCATTTCTGTTTTATCAAACTTTATTTCTTCTATCGTTGTATCAAAATTCTCTGTAATGTAATCTTTACATTCCTTTATAGCTTTTTGAATTAACTCTTGTTCCACCTTATTAACACGTAAACATTTCAATATAATTTCATTAAGTTCCTTTGGAAATGAATTTATCTTTATTTCATTGTGTTTGAATTCCTTACAATCCATATCGTGACATTTTTGCTTTGAACTATATGTATCTATTACTATATATTGATGATTTGATTTATGCTCTCTATCTATATTATGACAAAATTCATCATTTAATGCAACCACAATACAGTTCAATGTATGATCTATTAAAATTTCTCTTATATCCTTCGTTCTATATTTATAATTTTTTCTAACAAAATGACGTATTATATCACAGTCATTACTATTTAATTCTTTTTGAATTGGTAAATAAAGAGAATTAACTGTATCTATATCTGTAACTGCTTTATAATCATTGTTTTTGTCTTGTAATTCCGTATCACAATAGTCTTCTTGTAATTCTGTATCATAATAATATTGTTTTTCTAGAATATGCGCAATTGGTCCTTTAAATTTTTCAGAACTAGTATCGATAATAATATATTTATCTAAATCAAGATCAATATCACTATTGCAAACAAATGTATCCAAAAAATCAAAATCATCGCTAAATTCTGATTTAATAAGTGGCCTATATTCCCCACTCTTACTACTTAAATATGTTCTAAATAATCCCTCCCTATAAACAGACAAATCCACTATTTTATTAATCGTAAAATCTGCAAAAAAATGATCAGTAAATTTCTTAAACCCCTTTACGTTTTTAAAAAACACAACATTATCACCACATTTTAAAACAACAATGATATGATATGAACGTTTTATAACATTATGAGATTCTAAAACCACCGTCTTTACGGTATCTATGTTATACAAATCCCTAAATATATCCTTTAGTTTATCACATATAGAACAAACTATATCCGTGTGATTTATCCATTCTTTTGGATTTTTATCTTTATATATTTCTATATCCATAAAATATTTTACCAACGCAGTTTCTGGTATAAATTCATAATAACTTGGAGCATATTTCTCATTGAATTCCTCTTGTATTAATTTTTGGAATAAACTGTAACTTTTTAATATAAAAAATTTTTTAATATCAGTGTTACAAAGAATATCACCATGTTTTAAATATTTTAAAGCAGTACTTTTTTTTGCAAATACTTTCATCTATTAAATATATAATAGTTTATTATCTTTAAAATAAGACGAGATCGATACAGTTACCTAAAAATATATTGATTTTATTAAATTTAACAAATAATAAAATTAGTTAATCACTTTGTTTAATATTTTTTAGAAGATTTTCTCTTAGGAGATTTTGACTTCTTGGATTTACGCTTAGGAGACTTTGACTTCTTGGATTTACGCTTAGGAGACTTTGACTTCTTGGATTTACGTTTAGGAGACTTTGACTTCTTGGATTTACGCTTAGGAGACTTTGACTTCTTGGATTTACGCTTAGGAGACTTTGACTTCTTGGATTTACGCTTAGGAGACTTTGACTTCTTGGATTTACGCTTAGGAGACTTTGACTTCTTGGATTTACGTTTAGGAGACTTGGCCTTCTTGGATTTTGAAGATTTAGATGACTTAGTGGAACTAGCCTTTGATTTCTTAGACTTACGTTTGGTTGAACGTTTCTTTGATTTCTTAGACTTTCTCTTGGTAGATCGTTTCTTTGATTTCTTAGACTTTCTCTTGGTAGATCGTTTCTTTGATTTCTTAGACTTTCTCTTGGTAGATCGCTTCTTTGATTTCTTAGATTTTCTCTTGGTAGATCGCTTCTTTGATTTCTTAGACTTACGTTTGGTTGAACGTTTCTTTGATTTCTTAGATTTACGTTTGGTTGAACGTTTCTTTGATTTCTTAGATTTACGTTTGGTAGATCGCTTCTTTGATTTCTTAGATTTACGTTTGGTTGAACGCTTCTTTGATTTCTTAGATTTACGTTTGGTTGAACGTTTCTTCTTAGCTCCTCCTGCTTGAGGCGAAGGTCCTTGTTGAACTTTTCCTTGACCTGAACAACGTCCTTTTACACATCGTTCCCAAACAAGTTTCTTACCCTTAAAGTTAACTTGGTACATTTTTCCATTACGTCCTCTTCGTTTAGTACCCAAAGGAAGTGATTTTGGTGATTCTTTAGGAGTAGATTTTTTTGGCGATCTTCGCTTGTGAGATCTCTTTTTATGAGATCTTGACTTCTTGGCACCACCCAACAAATTTGAGATAAAGTTTTCAATCATTGTTTTTATAATATAAGTAAATATTTTTTTTTCCTGTAATTCGTTTTTTAAATGTTATTTTAAACTGCCTTAAAATACTTAAATATCTTTATTAATAAACTTGATACCTGTAAAAAAACGAATATCCATTTCTTTTACTATTATTTGTTCTTTTTATTGATTTTACTCCAATAAAAGTTTCTATTGTTTTTAAAAGTTGTTTCATTTTACTAACTTGGAATTTATATCGTTATTTGTCAAAAACTGTTAAAATTTGCTTTATTTTTCCCATTCTAACTTGTCATTCTTGTAACTTCTAGATCTATATAAATTAAAAAACATTTTTTTCAAAGCAGAATAATGAGGTTTTTCGTCAAAATCTAGGTTTCTTACATATTTCAAAAATATCACAAATTCTTTTGGCATATCTTTACATAACACTTCTGGTGTTACTTTTGTTTTTTTTTCACCAATAAGCTTATAACGTTCCTTTTTTTCCTTATGTTTTATACCTTGCCAAGGTAATTTTCCTTTATACATGTATATTAATATATATGCTATAGATTCTAAATCATCCTTTCTAGATTGTTCTTGATTCATATGTGCAGCTATACTAGCATATCTAGCAGTTCCACAAAAACGTTTTTTATCAGAAAAATCTATATGATTTCCATTTCTTTTTAGATATTTTTTAGACAAGCCAAAATCTATACAATATAATTTTTGAGATTCTGTGTAACCTATTGCAAAATTATCTGGTTTAATATCTCTATGTATATAACCACAACTATGGACGTGCTTTATAATATCAATCATTGACATTGCTAATAAGATTATTGTTTTCATACCAAAACGTTTACTTTTACCCAAAAGTGATTCTAAACTTTCACCTAATAAATCCATAACTATTATTTTTGTATCTTTGCTCTTGACAATTTTCATATTTGCTATACCACGCTCCGGATTTGATATATGTTTGTATACTCTAGCTTCATCCATTAATGCCGGTAATCCATCTCTTTCCTTAGTTTTTATTGGAATTTTTAAAGCAACTATATCACCTGTTGGTTTGTGAACTGCCTCAAATACGTTACCAAAAGATCCTGAACTTATATATCTAGTTATTGTATATTTATTAACAGTTGTTCCTATCAGTTCCTTCAAATCTTTAACGTTTGACTCGTCCATTAAATTTTAATAATAATAATAATGCAAGAAACAAACACAATGTACAATTATTAACTTAATTTTTAAACTGTGTTTTAAAATTTTCAAGAAATATTTTTATTGTATTGTATTTTTGTTCAAAATTTGCATAATTTCCAGCAAAATGACAAATTACCAAATTAACATGATCCTTATATGATTGTGGGTTATTTATTGAAAGACCCTTTAACAAATTCATTTCTTGTAAAGATTTTGTTATTGTATGATAATTAAAAAAAGGCTGGTCTATACACCCAGCTGTTCGTTTACCAATTATATAATAATCTATAATATCATCTAATATAGTTTTAAACAAATCCTTTATAACTTGACAATTTTTGAATAATAATACACCACTATTAAAAGCTGGTGTTTTAGGATCTATTTTTGTAAAATCAAATAAATTTCCTCCAAAATATGAAGATCCAATATCACATTCCCTAACTACATATAATTTTTCATCTAAATCATTACTAAAAATTTTAGATAAACTATTTACAACAAGAATATCTGTATCCAAGTATAAAATCTTTTGATATTTGTTTATAAAAGGTGTATCAAAAATTAACAATCTTGAATATTTTGCCTCTATAATTGTATTTAAATCCATTTCATAAATTTTAATATGCACATTCGATTTTGAAATTACATCACTTATACTACTTGAAAAATCTGGATGTGTTAAAATAACAATATCCGTATCACTATCCCTACCAATATTACCATATGTATTTACAGATTCTAAAAATAAATCAACAAATTTTATAAATTTTTGATTACAAAACACGCAAATATAGACCAAATTACGCCCAGTCATATTATTGTTAACTACTACTATTTTTTTATCTTATTATAAACGTCTAAGAAAAAAATGAATACTTTTTTTATAAAACATATATTATAAACAATGATTAAAAACTTATTACTTTTATTTAGCTTATTCAGTCCATTTGTTCTTACAAAGCGTACAGATGATTTAGGTATACATAAACATAAAGCTGGTATTGATGATATAATTTCTGATGTAGGTCTTTTTAAAAGACAATTAGAAAATGAACCACTGCATACAGTTCATCAACAACGAACTAGAAATCGAGGTGGTAGGTTAGTTAAGCGACGTAAAACACGTAACAGAAATGGAAGTAATGATGTAATTTCTGATGTAGGTCTTTTTAAAAGACGTAGAAGTGGAAGTGAACCTGAAGATACTTTGTTACATACAGAAGTAGAAACCAACAAACGAAGTAAAAAATACAGACAACGAGGTAATAAATCTAAAAATGAAACTCCCACATCAACAACTTTATTACCCACAGTAACTTCAACTCTAACGTCATCTATTACACCAAGTGCTACTTCAACTCAAACTGTTTAATTTCTCCAAAATCTTCTAGGGTAACATCTTCTATTACTTGGACCTATAACAGAATTATCAAATGGAAAATTAGTCCTTAATGGAAAATACTCTTCACCTCTTATATCATATGACATATTTCTTGTAGGACATTCTGATCTTGAAAACATCATACATAAAGGACATCTACCACACCCACAATTATTAACGAATGATTCTCTCGTAGTAGTTTGCAATTTGTATAAAACACATAAAAACAAAAATAAAAACAATAAACGAAACATTGTTTTATATATTTATTGTATATAAAATAAATTTAGTAAATAATTATTTTAAGAAGGAACTAAATCTGTTTGATGCGTAGCAAAAATAAAAACATTACTAATAAATAAAGTTGGTTGCATATTATTATGAGCACCACCTCCTCCAGCATTATCAATTGTTAACGCAGCTGGGGTCGTATATAAATTTGGTTCATATGGTGCAGAACCATCAACATCAATATCACCTCCGGCTGTATTGCTTCCATTAGCAGTCATCAAACCTAAACTTCCAGCAATCGAGTTGTTTCCATGTGTATGTTGTGGCATTTCTGCTGTTGTTAAAGTATGCGTTTCATCACCTACCTTAGCACCTCTTGCTCTAGGAGTAAGATTGGCAGAATTGTTGTTATTTCTTCCAGTACCTACTCCTCCTAAAACACGTCCTCGTGCATCTGGTAGGTTAAAAGTGTTTAAACCATCCCCCACACCAAAGTCCGTATCAATAACTGCGAATAAATCATTATATGTTGATCTTGAAATGGCTGAACCATCACATTTTAACCAACCTGCATGATTATCTGATCTTACTGAATATTTAATATCTCCTATTTCTGGAGGGATTACTCTCACCCAATCACTCTTTGCCGTTTTGTAAACATACGCTGAACCAAAAATATGAGCATGATCTTTTGATTTTTTTTCTTTTAATGACATATTTATAATATTGATAAATATATTTTTTTTTTTAATTATATTTATTATTTATGACGATAAAATATATAAACACTATATGCGTTTTTTACAATTTGTTGTTTTTATGATTCTCAAATAAATTCTGTATCAATCCTTGGAAATTCTTCATATATTCTATTTTATCACATACCAAACCCGATGTAAATTTTGAACGCGTATTGTTTTTAAGATCTATCCAATATTGTTTATCATAAACATCCACTGAAATATTACGTATCCTTTCTATCAAATCATCACCACCTTTAATAATATATTCTTCTAATCCACTGTTTTTCAAAATACTACAAGAAACATTTTGAGCATGGAAGTAATATTTATCATCATAAACAGAAAATACTGGTACACCCATATATAAAGCTTCACATGTAGTCGTAGTTCCAGAATACGGAAATGTATCAACTGCAATGTCTACTTCATTATATGTTAACAAATGATCATCGTGTGTTATTGTACATTCTAAAACACGAATCCTATCCCTAACACTTTTGTCAAATCTACTAATAAAATTTTCCCTAATCTTTTTATTTATCAACGCCTTTGTTTTGAAAATTAAACGTGTTCTAGGAATTGCTAATAAAACTTTGTTAAATAAATCTACTACTCCTTCTGTTATTTTATTGATTCTATTAAAACATCCTATATTTATAAATCCATCACGTTCACGTAATTTTATCTGGTGAAGTGATTTATCACCCTCTCCACCATTACTAATTACCGTAGGATCATAACACAAAAAACAATTTTTTAAAGCAATTAAACGTTCAGTATAAAACTTTTGAGATACTGACAAATCACCATCACATATATTATCTGTAATACGATAATTCATCTCATTTAAACCAGTTGTAAATGGATATCCAATATAAGTAATTTGAATTGGACTTGGTTTTAATGCAAAAACATCTAATCTATTAAATGCCGTATGACCAGCTAAATCAAACAAAACATGAACTTTGTCATTATATATAACATCCGCTGCTTGTTCAGCTGATAAATTTTTAATTGTTGTAAATTTTAAATTATCATTGTAAAGTCCCGTATTAATAAGACATTCCGAATAACAAGTTACATTAAAACGTGTATTATCAAACCTTTTCAAAAATGTACTTATAAAAAAACTAACAGGATGATCCACAAAATCACCTGATATAATTCCTATGTTTATTTTTTGCGTATTGTAAAATACCTTATCAAATTTATATATCGGATTATTACCAATACCTTTGTATAATTTGTTTACCAAACGATGCTGATTTGTTATATACATTTTATCTTCTAATTGATCAAATAAGTAATTTAAATTCATAATTTTGTTCTGAAATGGTAAATTAAATCTTGGACAAGTTTGTAATGATTTATTATAACATTCAACAGATTTATGATTATCACCATTATAAGAATGCATATGACCTAAATTTAAATACAACTCAGATAATAGGAACTTATGATCAGTTGACACAAATGCTCGTTTATAATTTTTAATAGCTTTGTTATAAGCCACTTCTGCTAAATCTGTTCTGCGCATCTCGGTATAAACCACACCTAATTGATTCTGAATATCCGGATCTAAAGCATCTATCCGTTCTGCTTTCAATAAATAATGTAATGCTTCTGGCCATTGTTTTAATGAACGAAAAATACCAGATATACCATTATAATCGTTTATACGTAATCTTCTACACTCTTCCTTGGATTCTTCACTATCATGTTTTATATTTTCCATTAAATGGATTGATAACTTGTAATGAATTACACTTGCATCTAATCTATTTAATCTTTGATGTATATATCCTAAATTGTAATGAATAGTTGGATTATTTGGCACATACAATAAAGCCTCGTTCATATAAGATAAACAAACGTTTAAATCACCTGCAAATAAACTCATATAAGTATATATACTGGTAATTTGTTTCAAAGCCATATCATCCTCAAAACGAACACGCAAAATCATTACAAAACAATTTAAGGCTTCCCTAAACATTTGTTCTAAATTTTTTGAAAATGGCTTTACTGTTTCACTTCTATTTGCTTCGTTTTTTCTACGTAAATTAATATCACTTTGCATTTCTGTTTCAACATAAGTTTTATACAATGTACCAAGTGTAAAATAACTATCACAATATATATTTTGAGGCACTTCTGGATTACTATCCAGTAACAAATAATCCCTTAAATCTAATTTATCAACAAACGTACGAATTATATCAATTGCTTCTAACCTATACGTTTGAACTTTTGATTTATCATCAGTTTCAATAGAAGCAGAAATTTTTGCATTAGCTAATTCTAATATCCTTTTATAATTCTTTTTAACAGACTCCTTAGAAGTCATGTCTATATCTGAATTTTTTTTCACACCCTTATTTGACATAATAAACAATATAAACTATTAACTTTAAATATAATAACATAACTACTAATTTTGATTGTTAAAACTTTAATTTATGTAGTATTAATAAATGGAAAGTTTATCATTACATTTAGATAATTTAAAAAATTACGATATAAATACACAAGAATTTACATTATGTGAAAAATTTCTACCAGGACGTTTGGTAGATATTATAGACGGAGATAGTCTAGTTGTTATTTTACCAGTATTTGATTCGTATTATAAATATCATGTACGTATTAGTGGTATTGATACTTGCGAAATGAAAAGTAAAAATCAAGATAATAAAACACTTGCATTACAAGCACGGTTTGAATTATTGCGTTTAATAACAGGTAAAGTACATGGTGATATTACTATATCAAGAACTAATATAAAACAAATATTAAATGAAAATATTTTTATAGTATATTTACAATGTAAAGACTTTGATAAATATGGAAGATTACTCGCCGATGTATATACTGATCATAAAAAATCAATATGTCTATCAAATTATTTACTCGATAAACATTTAGCTTATGTTTACACTGGAGCCACTAAACTTAAAGAAAATGAACAAGTAGATATTATGAATTAAAATTTTTAAAATTTATTTACTTATACGTTAAAAAGAGGAGTAAAAAATCATTTTTAAAAGTAGTATGTTTCGACAAAAATTATACAATAATACAAAAAGAAGTCACAAAGAGGTAGATAGACATAAATTTGTAAATTTGATTAGAAACAACAAGGACGCTGGTGAAATGTATATAAATATGAATAAAATATGTATAAAACATATTCAAAATGAAATACAACAACGTTTAGAAAACACAGAATCAGATTTTCAATCTTTTAGATCATTATTCGACAAATTATATAAAGATATAAAAGTTGATTGTGAAGTATCATCAAATATGAATAAATTATTAAATCGTTGTAAGGAACATCCATTAGAACATGGATATATGTTTATTTTAGGATTATTATTTGGTGGAAAAATATTATCTAAATATTTACCAAATCATCTAGAATTCTTAACATATAATAATCAAAACGAATTGATAGATGAATTCAAGGATTATTTAGATAATAATGTTAAGGACCAAAATAACTTTATAAATATAGTCAATGATAGTTATAAACTAATTAGCGAAATATTTGACGAATTTTATGCAAATATAGAAAAAAACTTGTAAATATATTTAGTTAACATATCTTTATTAAATTTAGTTACTCAATGTTTTTCATGACCTTCAACTTTATCAATAAATTCAAGTAATTTTGAATTTACAGTTATTTTTTTTGGATCAAATGTCCTAAGATACAATCCAGATAATGATCTGACTCGGCTTAATGCAACATATACCATATGATTACAAAAACAATCAGCTAAATCTAAAACAGCATTATCTAATGACAAACTTTGAGATTTATGAATTGTTATACTGTAAGACAACATTAATGGAATTTGTTGAACGACAACTTTTGAACCATCAAGTTCTATTTCCCATTCTACTCTATTTATCATTTGTGTAAAACCATTATCAAATTTTACACGAACACCTTCTGTAAACAAATCTTCAACTGTTCCAATAGAACCATTTACTAACCCATTTGCTACATCTAAATTTTTAATTAATAAAACACGACAACCCTTTTTCAAGGTTACTGTTTCAATTCCTCTTTGTGAAAACTGATTTTGTAATTCTTTTTGTAATAATTCACAAGTTTCCTGATCACCTGTTTTTACATAAA